CAAACTCTATCAAAAATGCGATAGAGTTAGACAAGAGCCTTGGCGGTAAAGCCTACGATTGCCGAGTAGCTTCATTGAACTCGATTGGTTCAATTCAACTAAATGACAACACATACCTGGCTGCTGACTTCACGGTCACAGTCTTAGCAAACTAGGAGAAATACACATGCCAAAGTTTTACGCTGCGGATTACAAAATTACCGTAGGAACCGCAAACCTCAGCACTTCAGTAAACTCAGTAACCCTTGACATCACAGCAGACGAAGTAGAGACAACCGCTTTTGGTTCTTCTTACCGCACTCGCATTGGTGGCCTAAAGGATGCTTCAGTATCCCTTGACTTCATGCAGGACTTCGGTGCAGGAGCCGTAGACGCACTACTGTTCCCACTATTGGGATCTACAGTTGCAGTCAAGATTGCACCTACCTCTGGAACCGTTACTGCCACAAATCCGCAGTACGAGTTCAACGCGCTTGTAACGCAATATACCCCCTACAGCGGTGCAGTGGGCGATTTGGCTACCCTTTCAGTTACATGGCCTGTAGATGGCGCAGTAACTAGAGCCACAGCAGCAGCGTAATCCACTAGGATAAAAGAATGAGACTAAACCTACAAGTTGCTTACTCTGCTAAACCAGATGAGCTAAAAGAAATCATTTGCAATCCATCTGACATGGTAAAGCTTGAAACCAGGTTTGACATGTCAATAGCTAGTCTTGAAAACAACATCAAGATTACTCACTTGCTTTTCCTAGCTTGGGCAAGCGAGTCCCGCACTAAAGCAACTACTTTGTCGTTTGAGGAGTGGGTGGACACTGTTGAAAGTGTCAGCCCGTCTGAACAAAAAAAATAGTTGGGCTTGGTGACAGTTCAGCTCATTGGTATCTTGCCACATTAGCTGTCGAGACAGGCATTAGTCCCAGAGAGCTTATGAAGCTCGATGATCGGATGCTCTGGACCATGGGTCGCTATCTTGTATGGCGAGCCACGCACCAAGCACCTAAGCGCTGAGAAGAAGCACCCTTCGGGGTGCTTCTTTTTTGTTCGGTAGACTTAGCTTAGACAGGCGGACTAAATGACATTGAAACTTTACAGTGGCACTAATAGTGCAATAAAGGTCTACGCCTCAGACTGGCGGCTCTTTGTCAAAGAACTGAAGAAGATTGATCCTCAGCAGATGAAAGAACTAAAGAAACGCTGGAAAGAAATCTCAGAGCCAGCTATAAAAAGCGTAAAAGACGAGCTGGCAAAACCCCTTGGTCATGCTGGACCCATGCGTGGTATGCGTCACGGTGGTCGTACTGGTTGGGGAACTAACTATGGAAATGTCGGTAGTGCTGTAACTGGTGCGAAACGAAAGAAATACGACAATGTTACTTCTTCACAATTAGAAAGAAACAAAAAAGGCGCAACTGGAATCGCAAGAGTAAGGGTTCACTCCGCAGGTGTAGTTCTTGCTGATGTAGCTAGAAAGCACGGCTCAAGAGCTACTACCAGGATGTATAGAATTAGAGAGTTTGGTGGACCTGAAATTATGAGAAGCCACGAAATTCAACCTATGGCCGTACAAGAGTTCCTCAATAACCTAGGCTCTGTTGTCAAACCGAGTAAGCGCAAGAAATCAAGGAATGTTTACCCTGGTTTTGATAAGTCTCTACCAGCAGTAAGCGCTGAAGCTAAAAAGGCTATTGACCAAACCATTAGATTTGTTGAACAGAACATTGACAGGAATAACCGCGCATGAGCAACATGTTTCTCAACATTGTCAGCACCTTCAAGGGTAATGGTATATCAACCGCCAATAAGCAACTAGGTGAGTTTGGCAGAGCAACTTCAGGTCTTGGTAGCACACTAGGCAAAGTCGGTGCTGCCATTGCTTCCTTTGGTCTAGCCGCTAAAGCCGTAAAATTTACAAAAGAATCTATTGACTCTGCTCGTGACCTAGAACGAAACATTTTTTCGGTCAAAACTATTTTTGACGAGTTTTCGCCTGCTATTGAAAAGTTTACGCTCAATGCTGAAAATCTTGGTTTAGCTCAAAAAGATGCTGCTAAAGCTTCAACTTTTCTAGGATCTGTTCTAAAGCAGTCTGGCTTCAGTATGGAGTTTGTAACTGCTGAAACACAAAAGCTTGTATCTCTCGGTGTAGACCTTGCAGCAACCTATGGCTACGATGTGCAAGAAGCCTTACTAGGTATGACCGCGTTGTTCCGTGGTGAGTACGACCCGATTGAGAAGTTCGGTGTCGCTATGAAGCAGAGCGAAATCAACGCTGAACTTGCTGCTAGGGGACAGGACAAGCTTGAGGGCGCTGCTCGAAGAAATGCTGAACAGACTATTCGGTTGGAACTTCTTTATCAGCGTGCAGCAGACGCAACAGGAGCGTTTACCGCTCAGTCTGGCAACCTTTATGTAGAGCAAAAGAAGCTCCAAGCTCAATTTGAAAACTTACAGGCAACTGTTGGAACTCAACTATTGCCAGTTATGGGAGAGCTAGTTGCAGCCCTAAAACCATTGGTAGATGAACTAACCCCAAGACTTACTCAGGCTGTCACAGACTCACTGCCAGCACTAGAAGTATTTATTCAATTCATCAAAGACACTGGGGATGCGACCACGACTACTGGTCAAACAATGGGCTTCCTTGCGGATAGCGTTGGAGCAACTTTCAAGTTTATTTCATCTAATTTTGGTGTTTTAGTTCAATTTGCCCTACTTCTTGGAACAGTCACAACTGCTCTTAGATTATTCGCAATAGCTTCAGCTTTTGTAGTAGCTAACCCAATTACCGCCGCTTTGCTTTTGGCAGGTGGGGCTTTCATTTTTGGTGCAGATGCAGCACGAAGACTTACTGACGATACAAACTTAGCTGGAGCTTCACTCAAAGCCTTCAATGGCATTGGAAATGAAACAGCTAAAACTGGCGTTTACATGGGCGGTAAGTTCGGTAGATTAGCGGTGGACTTTGCTGACACCTCTGATGAAGCCAAGCGTTTGCAAACCGAAGTTGCTAATGCAGATAGAGCAAGACTTGAAAATCTAAAAGCACAGGTAAATGGAGTAAGAATCTCCGCTGCTTATGCTGCTAATGAGTTGCGCCGTATGTCCATGATGGCTGGAGTAAAACCTAGTCAATCGGGTGCTGCGGCTGATGTTTCAACTACAGTCACAACTGGTGGAAAACCAGCCGCTGCTGCGCTAAGTGCTGTTGAGCAACTGAACAAAACACAAACCCTAAGTGTAAAACAAGCCGAAGCACAAGGCAAGCTTTTGGGCGTTGGATTAGAGCAGGGCGTTGTAAATCAAATTTTGGCTATGTCTAAGCCAGTTAAATCAGCAAATGATATCTTCAAGAGTTTGACTAAAAAGAACGGCGAGCTTAGCAAAAAAGGCATCGCAAAAGTCAAAGAATACAATGATACTTTCAATGCTGGTATCGAGCAAGTAAACCAAAGAGCCGCTGAAGCCGCCTCTGCCGCCGCCGCTGCTGCTCAAGAAGCCCAAAGACAAGCAGATGAATTACGCCGTGCTGAAGAAGCTCGCATTGAGGGTCTAAACCAGTTATACGCTAACTTCCTAGAAACAATCAAAGGAACTTTTGCAGGCATCCGCACTGCCATTCAAGGAGCCTTTGACATTACAGGACTTGGCGGATCTACAAACGCCATTATCCGCAACATGAATAAGCTCCTTGCCAAGATGAAATCCTTTAGCGCAAATGTCAAGAGCCTTGCAACTATGGGACTTGACCCTGCCCTACTACAGCAGGTTATCCAGGCTGGTCCCGTAGCTGGCTCTAGGCTTGCTGCTGCTCTTGTAGCTGGTGGGGCAGGCGCTTTAGGAGATATAAACGCAGGTTTTATGCAGGCTAGTTCCTTGGCTTCTGAAATTGCCACTACAGGCGTAAACTCGCTATTTGACACAAAGGCTCAGCAGAACCAGTACAACATCACCGTCACAGGCGGAGTCGGTTCTGGAGCGACCATCGGTAAAGCCATCGTAGATGCTATCAAGGACTACGAGCGCACTTCTGGTGCTGTCTGGCAGGGCGCGTAATGGCAGCTCCAGATGTCAGCGTTGAGTTTGGTTTTGACCTAGGCCAGCGGGACCCATTTGCTTTTGTCCTAGACAGCGCTACAAGGGGCGTGCTAGATGG